GTGAAGTTTCGGACATTCGTATGGGCTGAACAAATACCAATCACTATTCTTCTTAACTTGCTTCATAAACAAGTCAGGAATCCAATTAGCCGTATTCATATCATGAGTACGTTTACGTTCATCACCTGTGTTTTTCTTTAGTTCAAGAAATTCGTTGATCTCTCCATGCCAAGATTCAAGATAACCACAACCAGCACCCTTACGTTTACCACCTTGGTTAACTGCTACTAGCATGTCATTGTAAATCTTCCAGAAATAAACAGCCCCTTGAGATAGACCGTTAGTACCTCTGATAAGATTACCAGCTGGTCTGAATGGGGTTAGGTCCATACCAAGCCCACCAGCGTACTTGCTCTTCAAAGCCTCTTGATGTAACCCATCAAAGATGCCATCTATGCTATCTTCAAAGGTTGAAAGGAAGCAGGATGAGAGTTGGTTATGTACACAACCTGAATTAAACAAAGTAGGCGTCGATGACATGAATGTAAATGTAGATAAGACATCGTAGAACTTTTTCGCCCATTCTGTTTTATTCTCCTCTTTGATTGCGAGCCCCATTGCAACTCTCATCCAAAATGCTTGAGGTGTTTCATACCTCTTTTGATCAATATGTAGAAGGTATCGATCATAAATTGTTTGTAAGCCAAGATACTCAAACTTATCATCTCTTTCAAGTTTAAGATAGTTGGATAATTCAGTAAGATCAAATTTACGTAGCTCTTTGGATACAAGACCGTACTTAATTAGAGCTTTCATGTTTACAATAAACGTTTTACGGTATTGTAACTCATATGCATCTTGATCAGCACTCTCTTGAAACACCTCCTTAACAATTGTTTTGTGAAGTAGTCGTGCTGCTACTTTTTTATACAAAGGTTCTTGTTCAATTAATGCTCTTGCTGACTTAATAAGAGATTTATCAATGTCAGAAGTCTTTACACCGTCAAATAGTTTGATTCGGGCGTTGTAAAGTATTTGATCATGATCGACATTGTCTAGTCCTTCGCAAGCTCGTTCAATACACGCTTTGATTTTACTTTCATCAAAAGCTGCTTTCCGTCCATTTCTCTTAATTACATTCATATCAATTCTTATCTACAAATATATAGGGAGTTAACCCTGAAATTCTCTGGTAAAAAGGTACATCGGTATTAGCAAAAAATTTACCACTTTCGAAAGATAGATTACATAAATCTGATAATTTATCAAATGGAAAAATACCAAAATTGTACAACTCATACGAGTTTTGAGTTTCAATATTAAACTCAGAAAAAAGTAAACGGTATTCTTTATCAGACATATGATAAAACAAGTGCTGTTTTAAATTATCATATGTTTTGTTGCCTTCTAATTGAATACCGTAAAAATGTTTATCGGTGTCCTTATGCTGTACTCTGATTGGACTAAGAGATTCATCAATAAGTAGACGTTTTTCGTCATATTGATTTTTTACTTGAAATCCATAAAAGAGACTGGTTCCATCTACACTTAAATTCTTATGATCTATATAGTTTAGATCAAGAGATAACTCATTTGTTAAATCTAAAGGCAACATATAGTTATAATATGTATTATCCTAAAGATTTCAAGCTGTGACTACAAATGTTTTCTTGAGAAAAAGGTTAGATATGGTATATATTTTTCCAATCTTACCGGAAGGTTCTTGAACTGTAACAGTAACCCTGTCATCGGTAATGACAGGGCCTTGAATAATTTTGCCACCTACGTGTCTTATGTTTTTTATTGCACCAGTGTTAACATCTACAGTTTTAATAGTGTAATCATCGTGGATAGAAACAGTTAACAAAGCATCTGGCATGCAAATATTTATTTAGCCTTAACTGTTTTCTTTTCACCAAGTACTCCAATAAGAGTATCAAGCTTGGTATTCATCTCAGTTACAATATTACGGTAGCTTTCAAGCTCGCTACGTAAACTATTAATTTGCGAATCCTTTTCATCTAATTGCTTAAAAAGGGTGTTAATTTTTCCAATTTCTTCGTTGTTAAGTGACATATATATGATTTATTGAGGCATTTGTCCTATTCCAGGTGGTGGTGCTCCTTGTTCGGATCTTTTATTTTGTTTTTCTAACTCATCTACTAAATGTTTGATCATTATCTTTGATTCGCCTGGAGTCATCCTATTATAATCAGAGGGTGGTACATTAAGCTTACTACTCATTATATACTGATTATAATATAAGTTTTTCAGATTGTTAGTAAAACTTAATTTTAACATTTCAAATATTTCAGATGATTTAAAATTAAACGGGTAACTAACAGGTTTCTTATCATTTATAATTTCAAACAGATTAATTGTTTTTTGCCTTAACTGATGAGATTGTTCTTTTACTTTTTTTAGTAGTTGAAAGGGTATATTTTCTAATATTTCTTCAGATTCGGTAATTGATAAATCTCCTAAGTAAATTTTATTACCTTCAATTTCTATCATGCTAATATTATCATAAAAATTATCAAAATGAGATATTTTTACGGGAAAGGTACAAACTATCTTTACATCGTTATAAGTTTCAACTATCTTTTTATGTTTATAATTGTTTAATATATTTTCTGTAACATAAGTTAAACCAATTGAGTTTTTTGTGCCATCACTTGATAATACGTCAATAGTATTACCTAAACAATTTTTTCTTATATTAATTAATATGAGAAATTTATCTAATAAATTTAAATTTTCATATTTAACAGTAACATTATGAATTAAATTTTCGAAATGATTACTAAGAAGTTCATTATCATCTGTTTCAATATACTTTTGTATTGTAATTAGATGTTGATTGGTTATTTCTCTACATAGAACTTTTCTATCTCTTGTAATAGATACGGGATACAAAAAGTCTAAACTCACTTAATAACTTATCTAATTAATTAAATCCTCCACGTTGAAAAGGTGATAAGCGGTTGAAGTTTAAAGATGATATTTTATTGATTATATCAGGTAACGGTAAATATAAGTTATCTTGAATTGTATAGTTACTAAAAGACCACTGAGTAGAATGTATATCCATTGCTTCGGCATCATAGGTTAGATTTTTATTATCTACCGATATCGGGTAACAATTATAAAAGGTCCAAATCTTACGAGGTATTTGGGATAATTTTTGATATGATCTAGTAAATTGTAATACTGTAATATTAGTTTTCATATCTCTCAAGTCTCCAGATTCTCTTGCTACAAAACCAAAATGACTCGACATCATTGACCATGGACGTACAACGAAATCAACAAAAGACGTATTTGTTTCTCTAAATTGTATAGTAAGATTATCAAAAGTATTTTTACCTGTACTAATTTGACCTGGCAAAAACCCTCTTTGTTTATCTCCAAAGATTTTATCTCTTTGAGTGTCTAAAGTTTGCCCTGATGGTATATTTATACCTTGGGCAAATACACACCCTATAACTTTATTATAAGGATATGATTTTAATATATTTACCGCTTGGCTTATATCAAAATTATTGTAATTACCTTCATATCTCTCTAATGAATGCAATACTTGAGTTTGTAATAAAGCAGGGTAACCTTGTATTAATAACATCCATTGAGTACGTAAAGGTATAGCAGAAAACCAAGACTCCATTTGTGTTAAAAAGAAATCTCTAGTACTTATTAACGGGGTACCCGGCACAGTAAAACCGAAAATAGATGTAACTTGTGGTTGAGATAATGGGTTTTCGCCTGAAAGTAAACCACTTACGTTTTTACCCAAACCTCTAATTACACTTGTAAAGGGGTTATTCACTATTATTATTTAGGTTTACTATATAAGGTCAATGTACCACTAAAAAAATCTTTTCTATACTTGCATTTTTTAATTAATGACCTCCAGACATTTTGTGCTTGATCAGAAGCTTGATGGTAATTGGTTTTTAATGTCCCTTTGTCGTTAATAACATACTCGTACATACATTTACCGTACCCCTTGCCTCTAAATCGTTGTTCAACAAAAGAAGAACCGACAAAAAGGTAATCATCTTGCTTTTTGTCGGTATAAACTGATATACAACCAGCTCTAGAACGTTTAACGTTCTTTTTTATGTACATTACATACTCTGTAAAGGCTGGCCCCTCGTCAACCTCAAATAAAACTTCTACCATAAAGTATTAACGACGTCTAAAGTAGTGGTATGCCATAGTAGCTGTAAAGTTAACTATAGTACCACTGCCGCCAGAAATGTTGTACGTTAATTCACCAACATTTCTAACTGATGCGCCAACTAACTGATATTGTGCAACTGCATCTAACTGGGTATCTAACTGAACTAAGTCGATAACAGCAGATTGTCTTGGTGCAAAATAATTACCAGTACTAGTAGCGTCATCAAAAATATCTCTAGACATGTCTTCAAATTTTTGTCTAAGTACTGAGTTTTGATCACTGTAAAAGTTAAGGGTATAACCATCACTTCCAGGATAGGTAGCATTACCCGGTAAATTAAAATTTAATCCCATGTATGGTACCGCTACATTAGTAATTGCTCTTGCTGGTAAATTAGCAGCTGTGCAATACACAAGGTCATCTTCATCAAATGTGACGGAACTGGCACCGCCTGAGTCAATGCTCAAGACTCTAAATTGAAAATCTCTTGCGAAGTCACGTTCTACTGCTACTCTGTAAAAATCAGATATTGTTTGACGTACGTCTGGCATATCATTATTTATGCTTACT